TAATTTATCTTAAATTTGATATAATAAAAATACATAGATGAAATATAATCTACTCTTACCTATAGCAGGCAAAGCTCAAAGGTTTTTAGACGAAGGATATACAATGCCTAAGCCTTTGATTATGTCAAAGGATAAACATATTATTGATTGGTCTATGGATTCTTTCGATACCAACGATTGCAATGTTATCTTCGCGGTAAGGCTTGAGCATATAAATAACTTTTCGATAGACGATATTTTAAGACGTAAGTTTGGAAATGACATTAAAATAGTAGTTGTCGATAGAGTTACTGATGGTTCTGTTTCTACGTGCTTACTCGCTAAAGATTTAATAGATAATGAGCTTCCTTTAATAATTTATACTCCTGATGTTTATTTTGAGGATACTTTTAGTCCTACTGAAATCGATGCAGCTTTAGATGGATTTTTATTAACTTTCAAAGCAAATAGTCCTGCTCATAGTTATGTGGAGCTTGACGACTCTGGCTTAGCTACTCGTACAGCGGAAAAAGAGGTTATTAGCGAAAATGCTGCCGTAGGAGTATATTACTACAGAACCGGCAGTATGTTTGTTAAGTATGCAGAAGAAATGATTGAAAAAAATATCAGAACTAAAAATGAGTTCTATATTTGTCCAATGTATAATCTTTTAATTCGTGATGGTTTAAAAGTTGGAATTTCTCAAGTTAAAAAAATGCACGTTCTTGGAACTCCCGCAGAACTAGAGTTTTTTGTTAATCATGTTACAAATTGTTTTGGTGAAAAGCCAGTCGCTTTATGCGGCGACCACTCTGGCTTTAATATGAAGTCTTTGGCTAAAAAAGTTTTAGATAAAAATAATATACCCTACATAGATTTTGGCAGTTACATAAAAAAAGATTGCGACTATAATGATTATGTTATCGCTGCGGTTCAGTCTATAAAAAATAAAACTTGTGATTTTGGCCTAGGGTTTTGCAGAACAGGTCAAGGAATCAATATACTAGCTAATCATTTAGATGGAATTCGTTCTGCTTTGATTTTAGACGAGTATATGGCAGAGTATTCTTTGCGTCATAATTGTGTAAACTTTTTTTCTATTCCAGAAAAGTATATCTCTGAAGACTCTTTCGATAGAATGGTTAAAATTTGGAAAGAGTCTACTTTTGACGGCGGCAGACATATGACTAGAATGAAGCATATAATGTAAAAATGTTTGATTTAGTTATACAAGGACCGCTAGATAACACTTCCCTACAGATTGTTGATAAATATCTACCTCAGTTTAATGATATAATAGTCAGCCACTGGGATAATGATGATACTAATTTAGTAAAATCTAGTTACAAAAAATTTCAAGATTGTAGAATAGTAAAAGGTGACTACGGAGGACAGTATAAACCTTTGGTTAAATTCGTATCTCAATCTTTGCCAGATTTAAATAATACATTTAAATGCGATAAAAACAGCACATTCTTCTATAGTATAGCTTCTACATATGCTGGATTAAAAAAATGTACTTCGCCTTATGTTATTAAAATGAGAAGCGATGAATTTTATACTAACTTTAATGTTTTAAAAGAAAAGCTTCTAGAGAATACTAAAAAAATGGTTTGCGGTAATATATTTTTTAAACCTTGGGATTTTAAACCTTATCATATAGGCGACCATCTTTTCGCAGCTGAAAGAGAATTCCTTTTAAAAACTTACCATATTCTTTTTAACGCATATACTAACCCAGAGTTTTCTCCAGCTTCTTGGCTTAACCAAGGCAAGCCTGATACCGCGGAGCAAATATTAGCAAAAAGTTTTCTATGCGCTCGAGGCGTAACGGATAGTCTTTGGCCACTAAAAGATACTTCTTTAAAATATTTTAATGTTGTCGATATAAATGATCTTGGCCCCTATGAGGCAAAATGGCAACATGGAAATAAAGTTTATTATAAAGACTCTAGCGGTAATGGCGTTAAATTCACAGGCGATGATAATAAATACTAACAAAAAATTTCTACATATAGCTATCCCCCGAACAGCTACTACTTGCTTAAATATAGCTTTAGGCAACCTTCATCATCCTGAGCCAAAAAAACATCACTGCACAGTAGAAGAAGCTTTAAGCTGCCACCCAGAAGCTATTAATTTTTATAAATTTACATTTGTTAGAAATCCTTTTGACAGACTGGTTAGCACTTACTTTGAATTCAGAAAAAACAGAGGCAGAAAATATTCAGGTGAAATTACCTATACTAAAGATTTATTAAGCGAATTTGATATTTCTTCATCTGATAAAGAAAACTTTAAAAATTTTTGCAGAAACCTAAATACATCTTCTTGGCGAAAAGATCTATTTTTTAAACCTCAGTTTGATTACATTAACATAAGCGGTGAAAATAAAATGGACTACATAGGTAAGTTTGAAAACTTGGATAAAGATTGGGGCTATATAAGAAGTAAAATCGATATGCAAGAGGCATCTCTGCAAAAGAATGTTCCTAGAGAGCCTAGGGGATTTTTTAGAGGCTCAGAACACCCACCTTACCAAGAGATGTATTCTTCTAAAGAAATAAAAGTCGTAGAAGAATTATATAGTAAAGACTTAGAATATTTTAATTATTCTTTTTCATGAAAGGATTATTGCTAACGCATTTTTTTGTAGAAGAGAAAGATGCCTCAACTAAATATGATTGGGTACAAAAAGCTATATTAAAAAATTTAGAACTTAATGAAAAATTTTACATAGTACTTTCTGGACACGGAGTTGTACCCCCTAAAAACATAGAAGTTTTAGTTGATAAAATTTACTGGAGCGAAGAAATTCTATATGAACAAATAGGTAGAGGCCATCCTAATTTTTGTATAGAAGGATTCAAGCTGTGTCAACAAGCTGGATGTGATTTTACTTTAAAAAATCGTGCTTACGACTATATAGAAAACTCAAAAGTTCTTTCTGATAGGCCATTAATAACAGAGCAATCTTCTAAATCAAGAAACTATATAGGAGATTTACTAATGTATGGCCCTACTTCTTATATGCTTGATTGGTGGAAAAGGTCTCCTTGGGATTATTCAGTTAACGGTATGGTCAATCTTTTTAGAAACACGACTGAAAATTTTATCAATGAAGTTGATTTTGTTAGTATAGAGGATATAGGCTGGAAAACTTTTGAAGGAGGAGAAGAAAATTATTGGGGGAAACATGCAGGGTACGACTGGTATAATGGAGATGGCTTTAAAAAATGATTATCATATCTCACAGAGGTAACACGGAAGGGCACGATAGCAAAACTGCTAACTGTCCTGACCATATTTCTAAAGTTTTAGAAACAGGACTTCACTGCGAGGTAGATGTTTGGAAAATAAAAGATAAATACTTTTTAGGCCACGACGAATCTGGATATGATATAAATTTAAACTTTTTAAAAAATGACAAACTGTGGTGTCATGCAAAAAATTTAGAATCTTTACAAGGTATGTTAGATAATAATATACATTGTTTTTGGCATCAAACTGATGATTATACTTTGACCTCTAAAGGCTATATTTGGACTTTCCCTAAAAAGGAAGTTTGCAGCAGGTCTGTAATAGTCCACAAGGGCCCAGATTGGCGAGATAAATATAATTGTTATGCGGTTTGTACTGATTATCCTTTGAAATGAAAAAAGTATTAATAACAGGAGTTTTAGGTCAAGACGGAGCAAATATGGCAGAGTATTTGCTAGGCTTGAATAATTTAAAAGTTTATGGAATGATTCGCAGGTCTGGTTCTCCTAACCATGAGAACATTACTGATTTCGAAAACCATAAGAATTTTGAGCTGGTTGATGGCGATCTTTCAGATTGTGCCAGTATTGACAGACTTGTAAAAAACTTACAGCCAGATTATTTAATTAATTTTGGAGCTAATTCTTTTGTAGGTGTTAGCTGGGATATGCCATTAAGCGTCCTTGACGTAAATACTGGCGGAGTTATCCGTTGCTTAGAAGCAATCAGAAAGTTCAAGCCCGATTGTCGCTTCTACAGCGCTGGCTCCTCAGAGGAGTTTGGTGACGTAGATTATAGCCCGCAGGACATCAAACATCCGATTAAACCAAGAAGCCCTTACGGGGCATCTAAAGCCGCAGCTAGACATATAGTTAAAGTTTATCGCGAATCATACGATCTTTTCGCAGTTCATTCTATTTTATTTAACCATGAGGGAATGAAAAGGGGCAGGGAATTCGTAACTAGAAAAATTACAAATAAGGTTGCAGAAATAAAACATGCATTAGATAAAAAAATATCTTTTGAAACACTTCAGCTTGGCAACATTCATTCAAGAAGAGACTGGAGCGACAGTAGAGATTTTGTAGAAGGCGTTTGGTTGATTATGAATCAAGATAAACCAAAAGATTATGTTTTATCAAGCGATGAAACTCACTCTGTAAAAGAGTTTGTTCAAAAAGCTTTCGATTTTGCTGGAGTTCCGGGACTCTGGAGCGGCAAAGGTATGGATGAAAAATTTAGACTTTTCCAAGAGAACACCGTGTTGGCTGAGATAAATGAAAAATTTTACAGGCCCGCAGAAGTAGACCTTTTACTAGGAGACTCTACTCCAGCCAGAGAAGAACTCGGATGGAAGCCGAAGATTTCGCTTGACAAAATGATAGAAAGTATGGTAGAAAAGGATTTAGCTATATGGGAAAGAAGAAAAAGCTAACCATCCATCAATACATTATTGAAAAGTTTATAGCTAATTCTAAAAAAATTTGGTCGGACAGAGAGGCTACTAAAAGAGAAATAGCCACAGCGAAAAAACTTCTATCTAAATTTCCAGACAAAAGGTTCTGGTTTAAAGCTCCCATACCTTACGATAAAATGGAGTCTTTGTTATGGTTTTTGACTCCTCATGGCAAAGAATACATAATTTTTGCATGGAATCAATATAAACTTGACTTACGACCAGAAAAGTCATATGATATTGCAAGTAAGAAGTTCGGAAGGGCGAAGAAAGTTAAATTAAAAAAAAGTTTATTAGATTTTTTAAGAGAAGATGGCAGCGAAGAAAAAGAATGATACGTTAGATCCAGTCGGTCAGATAAAGCAATATCTAAAGGATCACAAACATGAGCACTACAATTTTGAAACCGAAGCAAACTATACTGTTTCAAGCGGAAGCTTGCTTCTAGACATAGCAATGGCTGGCGGATTAAGACCGTCAATCATTCGGGCTAGTGGGATTTCGGAAGGAGGCAAGACTTCTTGCTCTTTAGCTTTTGCAAAAAACTTTCAGAGTTCAGTAGATAATTCTATGGTTATCTACGTCAAGTCAGAAGGTAGGCTTTCTCAAGACATGATAGATAGGTCAGGAGTAGATACTTCTGAGGATAAATGGTTCGTGTTTAAATCTAATATTTTTGAAACCGTTATTGGATTTATCACAAATTTAATTAAAGACAATCCTACTGAGAGAAAATACTTTTTTATCATAGACTCGATGGATTCTTTGATTCCGTCTGGAGACATCGACCGCTCCTACGCAGAAGCTACTAAGGTCGCAGGAGGCGCAGTTTTAAGCTCTAATTTTTTAAAGCGCATGGCTCTGCCTATTAGCACAAGGGGCCATATCTGTTTTATGATCTCTCAGGTTCGCAGCACTGTAAGTGTGAATCCTTATGAAAAGGGCGACCCAAAACTTACAAACGCGACAGGCGGCAATGCGCTTCTGCACTTTTCTGACTGGATTTTTGAATTTCAAAAGCGTCACAAGAATGACCAAATAACATCCAAGAACTCTAAGGATGGAAATCCTGACGGTCACTGGTGTAAAATTATTTTTAAGAAAACTCCCAACGAAACCACCGGCGCCGAAATAAGATATCCTATTAGGTACGGCAGAACTGGCGGCAAGAGCGTATGGATTGAATATGAGATATTTGATTCTCTCGTCAAATGGGGTTTTGTTGAGAAGGCTGGCTCATGGGTAACTGTTAATCAAAAATTGATTGACGAACTCAAGGAGAATAATCTTGAGATTCCCGAAAAGATTCAAGGAGAGGACGCGTTCACCGCTTGCCTCGAAGAGAATCCGGAGCTTACTAAATACCTTTTTACGAAATTAAAAGAGACTTTAACATTAGTTTAGTTCAGCACATCAATACTTCAAAAGTATTTCATACTATCACTAAACTAATGAGACTTTTTAATATTAACGGCAGACTTGTCAGCAAGAATGTCGCTAAATATAAAATAGACTGGGAAAAATCATGCAGATCAAAAATACAATTCAAGGTCAAAGATTTCTTCAAGGACTACTGGCAGAATCATATCTGCTACGAGGAGTTTCCTGTTTTTGGCACAAGAATGAAAGTAGACTTGATCAACTTCACTCGCAAAATAGCAGTAGAAGTACAAGGAGATCAGCATAATCAGTACAATAAATTTTTTCATGGGGGATCGAGAGATAAGTATCTAGCTTCCATAAAAAGAGATATGAAAAAAATAAGTTGGTTAGAAATGAATGAGTTCCAAGTTTTGGAAATAGAGACTAAAGATATCGAAAATCTGAGTAGATCTTACATTTTTGATACTTTCGGCGTTGACATCTAATAGAAAGTGTAATATAATATGATGAGTAAAGAAGTCCAGTATGGGAGCATTCCCCAAAAAGTTTTGGACAATATTAGCGAGATGTCCTATGGCGGCTACGTGCTATTTAGTTTTGACGAAAAAGCTAAGCCGCAAGTTCACGCGCAAATATCTGACGATCTAAATGCGATGTCTCTCCAATATTTCATCAAAAATTGGTCTGATTAAGTATGGTGAATTATGAAAATAGGCATTATTAATGTCACAGGATACGCTGGTATAGAACTGGCTCGGATTCTTTACCGCCATCCTGAAGCAGAAGTGGTTAGTATTACTGGTCGTAGCCAAGCTGGAGAAATGCTTGCTAATGCCTTACCCCATCTGGCACGAACGAGCTTGCCAATTGAAGCTGAGATAACAAAAAGTGTGGATGTGGTTTTCTCCGC